GGACTTTTAGACCGGGCACAAAAGGCCGAGGCCGAGGCGTCCAACCGGGAGGCTAAGGTGCGGGAGTTGGAAGGCGTGATTGCCATGCTTCATGCGGAGAACGCCGAATGCGCCGCCAGGTGCCGGGCCATGGCAGCGGCTTTAACGAAGAGAGCACCACAGCCATGACCATGACTCGCGCCATGAGGCGAGCCTCCCAGCGCAACGGCGAACGGTTGCAGGCGCTACCGTGGAACGACCTGGTCGACGTGACCGAGTTCTCGCGGCAGCGTCATGCTGAGCTTCACCCAGGCGTGGTCCAACGGCATCGGCCGGACGGCGTCTGGATGAACAACCATTATACCGTCCAGGTGTTCGATGGTCTGGAAGTACTCGGTCGACCTGCGACCAAGCTCATGATCCGCCGCAACGACTCTGGACCGATCCACAGCTGGTACGACTTTCAACGCATCAAGAACGCGCTCTACGGAGACGAAGCCACAGCCATTGAGGTGTACCCGCCCGAGAGCAAGCTCACGGACGTGGCCAACATGTACTGGCTGTGGGTACTAACTGAGTGAGCCGATCACGCATCGTCATCCCACAGCCGCACTCGGTCAAGCAGCGCCTCATCATGGAGGCGCTTATGATGCGAGGTCTGTCCGAGATGTGGGTGCCGTGCGGTACGAAGTTCGGGAAGACGTTCGCCGCAGCCGCAGCCATCTGCTCCCGCCAGATGACCGGCTACGGGCTCCTGGGCCGATGGGTCGCACCGATCTACGCCCAGACCAAGATCGGCTTCAAGTACTGCAAGAAGATGCTGCCGCCGCCGCCGCACACCAAGATCGACAACCACGACCTGTCCCTCACCCTCAACGCCGTCGACTCACGCATCGAGTTCAAGTCGGGCAAGTTCCCCGAAGACCTCGAAGGCGAGGGCATCCACGGCGGCTACGTCCTCGACGAGTGCGCGAAGATGCAGGAGCAGGTCTACACCTCCGCTCGCACCACCGTCACGGTCACCCGCGCACCCATCCTCGCCATCTCCACACCTCGTGGTAAGAACTGGTTCTACTCGCGCTGCATGTCCGCACGCGACGAGATGGAGTGGGCCCTTAAGAAGGGACTGCCGCCGAGCAAGATATTCCTCACCGCCGCCTCCATCGACAACCCGCTCGTCTCCAAGGAAGCTGTGGAAGAGGCCAGGCGGTCCATGCCCGATCGCCTGTTCCGCCAGTACTACCTCGCCGACTTCGTGGACGACGGCTCCGTGTTCCTAGGCTACAGGGATTGCCTGTACGGTGTGGACCTCGACCTACGCGGCGAGTCGCAGCGGTGGAAGGACCCGTTCTACGTCGATGGCACGGTCGTCATCGGAGCCGACTGGGCGAAGACGCAGGACTACACGGTGTTCACCGCCTTCGACATATCCACGCGGCGCCTCGTCGGGTTCGAGCGCTTCCACAAGACGCCCTACACCGAGGCCATCCGCAAGCTCGTCCTGTTCGCTCGCAAGTTCAAAGACGTGATGGTCGTCAAGCACGACAAGACCGGCCTGGGGGGAGTCATCGACGACCAGCTCTCCTACACGGAGCTGCCCTACGAGGGCGTCATCTTTACCAACGCCTGGAAGGCCGAGGCCGTCGCCCAGCTCATCACGTCGGTCGAACACAAGATGCTGGCCCTGCCCAGGTGGCCTGAAATGATAGACGAGTTCGAGGCATACGAGGTAACAACGTCCGCGTCCGGGAACCTGTCCTACTCCGCGGTCGCCGGCAAGCACGACGACATTGTGTCCAGCCTTCTGTTGTCGCACAGTGCTCTGCTACAGTATTCTGACTCTGGGGCCGACATTAACTTCATGGAAGATATGAAGAATCCAGACAGCTCAGGCCCGGACGGTAAGACGGTTGGTAAAGACTGGAAGCCGCAGCAAGTCAATCCAATTGAGCAGTTCTACCGCTCCATCCAAGAGGACGACGACGATGACTGAGCCGGCCAAGAAGACTCGCTCCGAGATGATCGACTCCGTCGTCGAGTACGAGAACGCCATGCGGGAAGGCGCCGACGTCCTGAAGTCAGGGGGCGCCGCCCTCGCCGCCTCCATGGACCAGGACATGGGCACGGGCGGCATCTGGGACTCCGAGTTCCGCGCCTTCATCGACTCCATGACCCTCAAGCAACTGTTCTTCAGCGAGACGTGGGTCTACATCCTGGTCGACCTGGTCGCCATGAAGATCGCCTCGCAGCCGATCCGGGTCATGACCGGCGTCGTGGACGAGACGGGCCAGTACATCAAGAAGCCCGCCGAAGGCCACACGCTCCAAGACCTGATCGAGAACCCGAACCCGTACCAGGCGTACACCGCGTGGATGTACTGCATGGTGGTGGACCTCACGCTCCTGGGCAACTCCATCCTGTGGTACGCCTCGCAGGCCAACTACCTCATGATCCTGCCCGGCGAGTCCGTCACCATGGACATCGACGCATCGGGCACGCTCCTGAGCTACAACACCGCCGAGATCAACAGCGACGGCGGACAGTTCCTCTCCGACAAGAAGACCAAGTTTGCCGTCGAAGACATCATGCACATGCGACGGCCCAACCCGTCGTCGCTGCTGTGGGGCCTGTCGCTCTTCATCCCAGGCCGCAAGTCGGTGCTGTTCAACCGCTACAGCCAGGACTACCTCAACAGCTTCTACCAGAAGGGGGCCATGCCAGGCTTCGCCCTGGAGATGGACAAAGAGGCCAATGAGCGGGTGGCGATGCGTCTCCTGCGCTCCTTCGAGAACGCCTACACCGGCCGCAAGAACATGCGCCGCACCCTGGTCCTCCCGAAGGGCGTCTCGCTCAAGGAAGTCTCGCACTCGCTCGCCGACCAAGACCTCGCCATCTACATCGACAAGAACCGCGAAGACATCATCAACCTCCTGAAGGTGCCCAAGCACGAGCTATCCCTCCAGGCGTCCGGCTCCATGGGTAGCGACGAGGCCAACAGCGCCCTGAAGAACTTCTGGCACGCGACCCTCATCCCCATGATGCGGATCATCGAGGGAGAGCTGACCAAGTTCTTCCGCCGCCGTGGGCAGCTCGAAGGCGTGGACCAGTTCCTGGAGTTCGACCTCACGTCGGTCGAGCCGCTGCAGGAAGACCGGGTCCTCCAGGCCGACCTGGCGAAGAAGATGCTGGAGTCGGGCTGGAGCATCAACGAGGTGCGGTCCAAGATCTGGCATCTCAAGCCGGCCACCACCCCAGGCACGGACGACCCCTTCCTGGTCTTCCCGAAGAGCCCGACGACTCCGTTCGCCCTGGGCATACACCAACCTCAACAGGTCGCCCCGGCTGCCGCCACCCTGGCGCTCCCCGCCGCCGACGACAAGGCCGACACCGGGTCGCGCACGAAGGCCGCAAAGGACAAGCTGTCGTCGTTCCTGAAGGGCGGCGACGGGTGGTGGTCCCGCCGCGAGGCTCACGCCCGCGAGGCCGTCGCCAAGGGCACGCACGAGATGGAGAAGGCCGTCCTCAAGATGTTCGCCGACATGGCCGTCACCATCACGAAGGCCGTCAAGGCGCACCTCAAGGAAAAGAGCTGGGACACCCTGCGCACGAAGGCAGACGAGCGGTCGAAGCTGGTCGGCAAGGCCGAGCTGCGGAGGAAGCTCCGCAAGGGCCTCGACAAGTTCGAGACCCAGTGGATCGACAACACCCGCGAGGTCCTGTCGGCTCGCGTGGACGTGGGCTACGGGGTCGCCCTGGAGCTGCCCTTCAACATGGGCTCCGAGTCCGAGCTGGCTGGCCTGCGCGAGCGTGGCGCCTCCATGCGGGCACAGGCGCTCGAAGCTCGAGCGGGACGCGCCTTCGCCTACATGAACGAGACGACGGTCGAGGGCGTCTACGCCACCATCGAGAAGGGCATCGACGCAGGCAAGACCGTCCAGGAGATCGCGGGCGACCTACGCTCGAAGTTCTCGGACATCGAGGAGATCGGCAGCCGCGCCATGACCATCGCACGGACCGAGGTGCTGACCGCCGTGTCCCTGGGCCAGGCATCCGCCATGGCCGACGCAGCCAAGCTCATCCCTGACCTCATGAAGATGTGGCTGACGGCCGACGACGACCGGGTGCGCCACAGCCACGAGCAACTGCACGGCGACTTCGTCGAGCACGACGAGGAGTTCTCCAACGGGTTCCAGTTCCCACGCGACCCCGAAGGTGACGCCTCCGAGGTCATCAACTGTCGATGCACCTGGATCATGGTACCCAAAGACCAGATGGCCAACATAGACGACAGCCTCGCGGCTGCTGAGGAGACCTAAGATGCGCAGGACGTTGAGCTGTCAGTTCAAGATCAAGAAGGCCGGCAAGGGCTCCATCACCATCGAAGGTCTGGCCAACGCCAACACCGTCGACCGCATGAAGGAGATCATCCTTCCCAGCGCCTGGAACCTCGACAACTACAAGAAGAACCCGGTGGTCCTGTTCGACCACGGTCACGACCCGACGTTCGGCTTCATGCCCATCGGTCGCGCCGTCGAGGTGGAGGCCCGCGACGAAGGGCTCTACACCAAGATCGAGATGTCGTCCTCCAAGAGCGAGAAGATCTCCGCCGTGCGCGACCTGGTGGAGGAAGGCATCCTGCGGTCCTTCTCCGTCGGCTTCGACCCGAAGAGCACCGCGAAATCCGACACCAACCCCGACGTGATGGAGATCACCAAGGCCGAGCTGATCGAGACCAGCATCGTCCCGATCCCCATGAACCAGGACTCGACCTTCACGATGCTGTCCCATCGCAAGAGCTACTGGCAGACGCCGCTGGCTAAGCGGTGGTACGACGGCTTCATGGACCGCGTCGAGTGCATCAAGAAGGGCGCCTGGGTCGCGGCCGCCGTGCACCAACGCCTCCACGACCTGATCGAGGTGGGAGAGATCCGCAACAAGGAGGCGGCCCTCAAGTTCGTCGCCGAGGAAGCGGGCGCCACGGTCGCCCAGGTCAAGACGGCGCTCCAGGGCAAGACCTCGCCGATCCCGTCTCCGATGGTCAAGGCATTCGCGGGTGTCCTGAGGGTTGACCTCAAGACGCTCGAAGCTCTCAACAAAGGGGACCTCGCGCTGCTCGACCGCGTGATGACCCGCGACGAAGAAGGAGGTGACCCCGTGGCCAAGAAAGCACCCAAGGCGAAGGTCAAGGCGGCGCCGCCTGCGAAGGACCCGAAGAAGGATCCGAAGGACGATCCGAAGGCCGAGGAAGACCCGAAGAAAGAAGACCCCAAGGACGACCCGAAGAAGGACGGCGAGAAGGCCATGGGCACGATCGCCTGCGTGATCGTCTCCAAGGACAAGGCCGCCTCCGTCGATGAGGCCGCCAAGGAGGTCGAGGCCGCAGGGTACGCCGTCGACCAGCCGGAGGAGACCGACCAAGGGTTCGTCTTCTGGCAGGTGCCCAAGGACAGCGTGGCCGACCCGGAGTCCGGGCTCACCATCGACATTGGTGACGGCATCCAGGCCATGATCGTCCCAGCCGACGCCTCCGCAGGCAAGTCGGGCAAGGACGGCAAGGTCGCCACGGGTGACGCGGCGGACAACGCCGAGGACACCGCCGAGGGCGAGAACCCGAACGAAGACGCCGAAGAGGCCGACGAGGCCAAGCAGACCGAGGAGCTAAAGAAGATCCTCGACATGCTCCAGAACGGCGGCGACCCGGCCGAGGCCGCGGACGCCCTGTCGGCGGTCATCACCGCCCTGGAAGAGGGCGAGCCCGACGATCCGGCCAAGAGCCACCGCAAGAACATCGAGGGCACGGACGACAACCCGTACCTCAAGGCAGCCGAAGGTCAGACGGCAATGCTCGGCGCGATCCTCAACGAGTTGAAGGGCCTGAACGAAGGCATGAAAGGGGTCGCCGACCTCACCGTCGCCCTGTCGAAGGCGGCCGGAGACGCTAAAGGTGACGCGTCCGAGGACGATAAGAAAGACGAAGGTAAAGACGAAGAGATGGCCAAGTCCCTTGACTCGCTGCGAGATTATCAGCGAGACTTGGACAAGAAGCTTAAGCGACTCAACGTCTGACCGCGGGATGACTCGACGGGTCCGACGTTTTGAACTTACGAAGGGAGCGTAACCTGTGCTGACAAAAGCCGAGCTGGACAAGCTCATCACGAACCAGAAGTCCCTTCAGTCGCGAGTCGAGGCCGCCGAGGCCAAGGCGAAGCTCGCTGAAGAAGAGAAGGCCGCGCTGCTCGCCACCCGTGGCGGCTCAGGCGGCGGCGGACACGGGATGGGCGGCAGCGACGAGATGCGGGCCTTGCGCTACTTCGGCAAGTCGCACCCGGCCGAGCTGCTCAACGTCAACGTAGCCGCGAAGCAGTTCAAGGGCGTGCCCGACGAGCTGAAGCACCTGGTGCTGAACTTCAAGCAGGCGATCGACATTGCCCGCTTCACCGCGCAGCTGTTCCACGGCGACCCGCTGGACTTCGTCTCCAAGGACGAGAAGTCCGACCGCCTCGGCAAGTGCGGGCGCATCCTGGAGACGGACTACGGGAAGCACATCCTCGCCCCGGCCATCAAGGCGTTCGGCTCCACCGTCGTCGGCGCCGGCTCGGAGTGGGTGCCCACGGGCGTCTCCACGACCTTCCTTGAGGAGTACGAACTCAAGCGCGTCCTCGAAGGTCGGTTCGACCTGGTGAACATGCCGACCAACCCGTTCGACCAGCCAAAGCTGAAGAACGTCACCAAGGCTCGCAAGGCGACCGAGGGCCAGACGAACTTCACGGGCGCGAACTTCTCCACGGACAAGATCCGGTTCAGCGCGACGAAGCTCGAAGAGTTTTACCCGCTGCCTGAAGAACTCACCGAGGACTCCGCCCCCGACTTCCTCGGCGCCGCTCGCGGCGAAGTGGTCAAGGCCCAGGAGCGAGCCGCCGAGTCGGCCATCATCAACGGTGACAGCGACGGCTCGCACCAGGACAGCGACACCCAGGCCGCAGGCGCCGACGTATGCGAAAAGGTGTGGGACGGCCTCCGCAAGCTGGCCCTCGCCAACTCGGCGAACGGCTCCACCTATGACCTCGGCAACGCGGTCATCGACAAGCTCAAGCTGAGCACCCTGCTCAGCCGCATGGGCAAGTTCGGGTCGAACCCCGACGAGCTGATGATCGTGGCCGGCCCGGTCATGTACAACCAGCTGCGGAACATCACCGAGGTGTTCACGGTCGAGAAGTTCGGCCCCATGGCCGTGGTGCTCAAGGGCGCCCTCATGGCCTGGGCGGGCATCCCGATCGTCAACTCGGAGTTCTTCCGCGAGGACCTGAACGCCTCGGGCGTCTACGACGGCACGACCGTCGACCGCACGGGCATCGTCATCGTCAACACCAAGCGGTTCTACGTCGGCCAGCGCCGCCCGATCCGGGTCAAGCTGATGCCCGACCTGCCGGGCAGCGACCGCTGGCTGCTCGCCTCTTACCGTCGCGTCGACTTCAAAGGCCACGTCCAGGGCGCGGTCGAGAAGTCGGTGGTCTACGGGTACAACGGGGCGAAGTAAGACCAATCTTCTTCACATAAGCGGGAGGGGGGTGTAATACCCTCCCTCCCGTTTCTCATAAGGGGCCAGGCGTGACCGACCAGCAGTTCAGGATCGGGCTGTACGACACGGCCAACGTCGTGCCGCCGATCAGCACACTGCCGGTGGGTGTGCACAGGTTCAGGATCACGACCGTTGGCAACTCGGTCCTGTCCACGGTCTACGTCAGGTCAGGCGCCGGCACGGCCTCCGTCCGGTGGTTCGACCTCGGCGCCGGCCTGGAGCTGGCCGACACCCAGACGACACTCCTCACCCACCCGACCATGACTGCCGGGCAGACCGACCGCCGCGTGGTGACGAAGATCCACGCCTCCTGCTTCGTCGAGGTCACGGTCGCCGGCGCTCCCGTAGACATGGGGGTTCTGGCGACCGTCGTCGCGGACTTCCCGCTCTCGGGCAACATCCTCGACGCCCAGCTCGCCCACTTGGCGGCGGACGGCGGCCTGCCCGTCTCCGTCTACAACCCAGGCGACGGCAAGTTCTACCTGCTGCGCGGCGGCCCTGACGGCCTAGCCGTGTCGGAGAGGGTCGGGAGAGTGCTGGAGTCAGGCACCACCTTGGCCTCCACCGGCCCCTCCACGACCATCCTGTCGATGGCCCCCGCGCCCGGCGTCACCTGGCGCGTCAGGTACGGCGAGGTCGTGTGCCGTGGCGTAGGCCGCTGGAACCTCGTCGTAGACGGTGTGCGCGTGGGCGGCGGCGCAACGGGGCCAGAGAGGGCCCATGACCGCACAGACATGCCTGGGTACGTCCTGGCCCTGGCCTCCGTTCAGGTCGGGTATACTTACTCCCATGGTCCAGCGGGCATAGACATCGACGCCTTCGTCGGGGTCACGGAACTCTAAAGGTCAGGCAGTGCGCAGCCGACACCTTGGTCGCATGCTCAAGGCCACACCACTAAGGGAGTAAAGACATGACCGACCTTCGCACAAGCACCATGATCCTCGAAGACGCCACGACAGCCGCGGGCCTCCCGCTGCACAAGGTGCTCGAAGGTGACGCCTACGCGGCGAAGAACGCCCTGCCGGCGCTCGTCGCCAAGGACTCGACCGGCCTGCTCCTGAAGTACCTGAAGGTGGACGCCAACGGCGCCCTCCTCGTCAACACCGAGGTCGTCTCGACCTGCAAGAAGGCCAAGGGCGAACTGGCTGCCGGCTCGGGCACGCTCGCCCTCGTCACCGGCGCCTCGATCATCCTCACGGCGAACAAGTCCTACGAAGGCGTCGGCTTCGTCGTGTCCTGCCGTCGTGACGCCCTGTTCCAGATCATCTGGTCGGACGACGTGACCGATAATGTCCTCGCCGAGATCGTCGTCGGCAGCGGCTCCTACACCGCCGTCGGCGAGCTGCACTGCCTCAACTTCACCGCGGGCGCCACCGGCGTCCAGGCGCTCAAGCTCAAGGCCATGAACTTCGAGGCGCTGTCCAGCCTTCGCGGTTCGATCGTGGTGTCCGAAGTCGCGTAAGGGGAGCTATGCTGTCCAGCTCAAGGTGTCTTCTTCTTCTTCGCTTGCTGGGGTGGTCCGCTTGGGCCGCCCTGGCTCTATCCTTGCCCGCCGCCGCCGTGGACCTGAAGCCGTCGTTCCCGACGACCGAGGACTACACCACCGGCGCCGGGGTGGCGATGACCCGCACCGTCGAAGGTGACGCGGCTGCCGGCAGGAACTCAATCGCGACCTTCGTCGCCAAGAAGTCCACGGACAGCACACTGGTCTACCTCCAGGCCGACTCGCAAGGCCGTCTGATTACCGTCGCCATAACCGGCTTCGGCGCGGACTTCAGCTTCGGCGACGTGACGACCTCGAGCACCACGGTCGTAGCGATCAACCGCACCGCCTACACTGAGCCAGCGTCCGTCGCCGCCTTCTCCATCAAGTCAGCCAGCGCAGCCGACGCGGCCGCAGGCACCGGGGCGAGGACCGTACTCGTCACCTACTACGACAACACCGCGGCGGCCCTGGCCTCCGAGACGGTGACGTTGAACGGGACGACCTGCGTCAACTCCGTCACGACCCTGGCCCGCTTCTTTGAAAAGGCCTCGGTCGTCACCGCAGGCAGCGGCCTAGCCAACGCCGGCCTGCTGACCCTGTACACCGGCACCGGCTGCTCGACCGTCGCCGGCACCATAGCCGTAGGAGACAACCAGACCTTCTGGGCTCACCACTACGTCGCCGCCGCCAAGACAGCCAACATCACCGGCATTTCGGTCAACCACAACGGCACGACGGTCGGCTCAGGCGCCGTCTTCGTCATCAAGAGCAAGCCGATAGGCGTCACCAACGCCGTCGAAACCCAGTCCGGCGACTTCCACCGCCTCTACGGTCAGTCGAGCACCAGCTCCAGGGTCTACGCGTCGCCTATCAAGGTCGTCGGCCCGGCGCGGGTCCAGGTCTACGCCACGCCCGAGACCGCCAGCACGACCGTCTACCGCGCCTCCATCGACTTCTTCGAGCCCTAGGGAGACACCCGTGACCATCAACGTCGATCCAGCCAGCGGCAGGGAGATCCTGCTCTTCGACGCCTTCTCCTACAACGGCCAGTACAACGTCAAGGCAACCGGCTACTCCGGGTCTGCGGCTGCCGGCGTCACCTCCAACGTCGACTTCGCCATCGGCGCGGAGGACCGGTACATCAATGGCGTCCACCTCTTCCTGAAGGGTCACGCCTGGGGCGACACCATGTCCTTCCAGGTGGTGGACAAGAACGGAGTCTACGCCCCGGCCGGCACCGTGCTCAACCAGTTCGGCTTCACCTGGAACGTCAACGACCAGGTGCAGGACCAGGGACAGAACGCCTTCGCCTACGTCGCCAAGATCCCGACCGGCGTCTACATCCGCATCGTCTACGTCTCGGTCGGCGGCACCGCAGTCGACGTGAAGCTCAACTGTCTGATGCACAAGAATGTCGCATGAGGGTCCTCTTCACCCGCTCCGGGAACATCGTCAGCCGCATGATCCGGTGGGTCACGAAGGAGCCCGTCTCCCACTGCGCCCTCCAGGTCGGCG